TTTCTAAAAGCTCGAAGCCACTGCTCCATTCGCCCGCCTGAAGAAATAAAATTAATGCCCACTTCATTACACAATCCTCTCTAGATGGCCTTAAAAGGAGCCTAACATGAAACTCAAATTACTCCAGAGTATGGCGGGTATCGACTTCAGTCACAACGTCGGTGACATCATCGAAGTGAACGATGCCGAAGCTGTCAAGCGATATGTCGAACGTGGCATCGCGGAAATCGTGAAGACTACGAAAAAAGAAACTGCGGCCAAAAAAACAGCTGCAAAAGAGACAGCCACGAAAGAATAATTCATGCCGACCTTGTCGCTACAACACCGCGTTGAGCGCGTGACCGCACCGACTGCAGAACCCGTTTCTGTTGCTGATGCTAAACGCCATTTGCGCGTGGAACATTCAGACGATGATCTGCTGATTAAACGATTGATAGAAACGGCGGTTGCATACGTTGATGTCCGTGGTGCGCTGGGCAAGGCCATGATTACACAAACGTGGGCAGAGTGGTTTGGACCTAACCCTTCGGAGATTTTGCTTTCTCTTGGTCCTGTGCAGTCTATAAGCGCAATCAAATACTATGATACCGACAATGCTTTGCAGACAGACACTCTGTCGAATTATCACGTGCTTGGCACAAGCACACATACGATAATCAAACCTAAAACAGGTTACTGGTGGCCAACGACGTTTTCACGCAGTGATGCGATAAAGATAGAATACGTTATTGGATACGGCGACACGTTTCGCGATGTACCTAGCACCGTGCGCCATGCGATCTTGATGCTGGTGTCTCACTATTATGAAAACCGTGAAAACGAACTTATCGGTACGATAAGCAAAACAATTCCCTTCGGGTTTGAAGCGTTGATCGATAGCGAACGGGCGTCTTTCTATGGCTAGAGCAGGGGCGTTCCGCGAGCGTGTAACGTTCCAGCGGATGGCATCGACGACCGACGACTTCGGAAACGTGACCGCTGCCTCATGGTCTAACCTGGCAACACGGAATGCAGAGTTCACTGAACGCACAGGCTTCCAAGACGATCAGCAGGGTGCTTTGCAAGACGTTGCTATTGCGCGGATGAAAGTGCGGTCTGACACGACAATGAAAACTATCACGGTTGCTGATCGCATTTCTGCTCGAAACACTTTCTGGGCAATTAAATCAATTTCGACTGCAACACCGCAGGGCGACGTACTTGAGTTCGTGTTGGAAAAAGGTGTTGCGACGTGAAGGTGGATAGCAAGAAGGTGCAAAAGGCACTTAAGCAAATCCCGAAAACACAGCGTTCGTATCTTTTTAAGGCTGTGCGGAAATCGCAGCAAGAAGCAGAGCGTCTGATGAAGACGATGGCTCCAAGCGGTAGCTTTGCAAGCATGATCTACACGCAGGCAGAGCGCACCCAATATGGCATTCGAGCATCTGTCGAGGCGGCACCAAGCAATATTCCAGATCAGGTCAAAGTCTTGTCTGTTGAGTTTGGTAGATCAAACAGCGGTGTGCGCCGTCAACCTGACATCGATGGTGAAGCAGATCGCGGGACAACTGACGCATTTCCATACGTGCGTCGTACCGCTGCGATCATAGCTAGAAAGCATAAAGGCCGTATCACCCGCGCAATGAATAAGGCTGCAAAAGAGGTTGGTTTTAAATGAGCAACGGTTTTGCGCTGGAAGTGCAGAAGGGTGTCCGTGCGACACTGCTTGCTGCCACTGCTGTTACGGATTTGGTTTCGACACGTATATACGACGAACCGCCAACTCCTGTGACCTACCCATTCATTCGTTTTGGTAACATCACTCCGAATGCGGATGACACTGACGGTAGCCTGGGCGCAGAAGTCAGCTTTGAAATAGAAGCGTTTACCCAAACGACAGGGCGGGTGGAAGCTACTCAGATTGCAGAGGCTGTTCGCGCGGCACTGCATAGACAAGAAGGCAGCGTGACTTTGGCAGGTTTCCACCTGATCGAAATGCGCTGTGAAAATTACGTGGTTGTTAGAAATGCAGATGAACGTGGGCATCGTGCCAGCGTCATCCTGACAGCTATGTTGGAAACCGCCTGATCGAAAGGAAACGAACATGGCAAAACAACTTGGTCGCTCCCTGCTATTAAAAATTGGAGACGGTGGTGGCACTGAAGTCTTCTCTGCATTGGCGGGAATAAACTCAAAAACTCTTACAATTAACAACTCATCAATCGATGTTACGACGCCTGACGCATCTTCACCTGGCGGTGCTTTGTGGTCAGCTTCACTCAACGGACTGAAGCAAGTTGCGTTGTCTGGTGATGGTGTATTCTTGGATGAAACAGCGGAAGCGCGGTTGAATACTGTTGCTATGCAAGCTGATCCCGTTGCAAACTTCGAGATCGTTGTTCCAGACTTTGGTACATACGCTGGTGAGTTCCGTGTCACGTCGCTTGAATTTGGTGGTGAGACTGAGGGCGGCGTTACATTTAGCACGTCGCTTGAAAGTAACGGCGCGGTAACCTTTACAGCAGCATAATGGCCATAACCGCAGTTGCTCCAAGAGGCGGCATCATCGAAGAGATCGACGGTGTAAGCTATACATTTCTGTTACGCAGTCGTGAAATAGAAAGGTACGAAGACTTACATCGGGGGATATTTGATGTTTGGGACGGATTTTTTGGTAGAGGTCAAAAGCCTACGTCATCTGAAGTTAAAGACATCGTGGCTTTGGCTCTCGTTGGTGGCGGCAAGACGGATACGGACGCTGATCGCATCGTTGAAAAAGCAACCCCAGCAGATTTATTTCGTTTCTATGAAATTGCTCAAGCGGCACTCGGCGTAGCATTCATGCCCGATGCCTTCGATGAGGCGGAACTCAAAAAAAAAGAACAACAACAAGACGGCGACAGCGTCGTCTTGATGTAAGAAAGATTATCGCAAACGGTATCGTAACTGGCCTCAAACCAAATGAGATCAGGGATATGATCCCGCGCGATGTATTCCTTGTGTTTGAGGGGTGGCAAGCCGCGCACAGCCCCGAAAAAGCAGGCGCAAAAGCACCTACAATTGATGAAGCCCGTGAACTAGCTCAGAGGTACGCGTAATGGCGATCACAGCGCAAGAATTGAACGTCATACTTTCGGCGCGGGACAAGCAGTTCACACAAGCCATGGAGCGCAATCAGCGTCGTGTGGAGAGGTTTACTGCCAAGACGACGAAAGACTTAAGCCGTACGACAAAAGCCTTTAACAGCATGGGTCGTGCCGCGCGTTCGCTGGGGCCAATTCTTGCAGGTTTGGTTTCTGTGCAGGCGGTTAAAACATCGGCTGATTTTGCAGTGCAAATTGGTCGCCTGTCACAAGTCGCAAACGCAAGCACAACAGAGTTCCAAAAGTTTGCACAAGCTGCCCGTACCGTAGGGTTGGAACAAGACAAAGTCGCGGACATCTTGAAAGACGTGAATGATCGCGTTGGTGACTTTCTGGCCACTGGCGGTGGTCCGATGAAAGACTTCTTTGAAAATGTTGCGCCACTTGTCGGTGTAACCGCAGAGAATTTTAGAAACCTGTCAGGTCCACAGGCGTTGCAGTTATACGTGGATACTTTGCAGAAGGCGGGTGCCAGCCAACAAGACTTCACATTTTACCTTGAGGCCATGGCTTCAGATACGACTGCGCTGTTGCCACTTTTAAAGGATCAAGGGGCGGTAATGCGTCAGCTTGGGACCGAAGCGGAACGCACAGGCAGGATCATAAGTGAAGATGCTGTAACTGCTGCTGTTGATTACACGAACAAAGCGCAGGCTTTAAACGACACGCTGAAAGTTCAGTTGCTTGAAACGATATACAGTTTGGAAGATGAGCTGATCGTCTTGAAGCAATTTGTAACGGATTATGGTCTGCCAGCATTCGAAGCATTAGTGAAAGCAGCATCCGCCAGCGCGGGCATGATAGACACTGTCGTTGAGGCTATTCGCAGACTGAAAAACATGGGGGCTGAAGTCTTATCCAACACAGTCGAAGATGACGTGAAGGATATGGAGCAGAGGATTGATGCTTTAGTTGACCGCAGGAAATATTATCAAGAGCGTTTGACTGAGACTTTAAATGGTCGTGATCCGTCGCTGCTTGAGGGCAAAGACTTGCAGAGGGTCGAGGCTTATACAGCAAAGATTGCTGGATTAAACCAAGACATCATGATGCTGAATATTGCGCTTGAGGCTGCGAAGAAGGAGCTAGGTGCCGTTAATGACGAGATGGATGATGCCACTCCACCGCTTACCACGACGGTTGATGAGGGAAACAACACAGGCACAACCAACAATTTACCCCGCGGACTTCCAAGCCCCTCAGATATTAAAGAGGCAACCGAAGAATTTAAGTTTATGGGCGATGCAATGGATGACCTCGACAGCATTGCAGGCACATTAGAAACCTCTTTGGAAAACGTATTCATGTCAGCCATTGAAGGCGCGGATAGTTTTAAAGACACCGTTCGCCAGACTGCTGTGGCCGTCGTTCGCGAACTTTACCGCGTCCTCGTCGTGCAGCGTATGGTTAACGCAGCAATGACATTCTTTGGCGTATCGCCAGCACCCACACCAAGCCCAACAGGTAACGCTGCTGGTGGTGCCGTATATGCGGGTCAGCCTACAGTCGTCGGCGAGCATGGTCGTGAACTGTTTGTTCCATCCTCTGCTGGTCGCATTCTCTCCGTACCTCAAGCGAAGGCTGCAATGGGCGGCGGTGAAAGCGTTGTGATCAATCAGACGATCAATGTTTCGACAGGTGTGCAGCAAACCGTGCGCAACGAAATTCAAACACTCATGCCGCAGATTGCTGAAAGCGCGAAAAGTGCAGTGGCAGATGCGAAGCGTAGAGGCGGGTCTTACGGAAGGGCGTTTGCATAATGGCAATTTCGTATCCGCTTTCATTGCCGAACCAGACATCTATTCGGTCGATTAACTTTGCAGCCGTAAACGCGGTCGCATACTCACGATCACCGTTCACCTTTGCTGGTCAGGCACAAACATACGCAGGGCAGATGTGGCAGGCCGATATATCGCTGAAGCCAATGCGCCGTGCGGATGCGGAAGAGTGGGTGGCTTGGCTGCTATCGCTGCGTGGCCAACACGGCACTTTCCTACTAAGCGACCCAGTCTCAAACAGCATTCGCGGGACTGCAACGGCGGCTACAATCTCTGGCTCTGCTGGCGATCAAACAGTTACGGCGACAGTCACGAGCGGTGACACATTGCTGGCAGGTGACTTCATCCAGCTTGGCACTGGGTCAGATGCCACACTTCACAAGGTTCTAGCGGATTACACTGGCACAGGGTCAGGGGCTGATCTCGAAATATGGCCAGCATTGCGCAAGGATCGCTCTAGCGTTTCTGCTGACCTTACCAGTGCCGCTGGCCTGTTCCGTTTGGCATCCAATGAAACCACCTATTCGGTAAGCCAGCTTGCGGTGTACGGCATTAGCTTTGGGGCGATGGAAGCAGTATGACGCGCACGATACCATCCTCAATCACAGCGTTGCTTGGCGATGCTACGATTGAACCATATTACGCCGTCGATCTGGACTTCCCGTCTGCAAACTTACGGCTTTGGACAGGATACGGAGATCGCACGATTAACTCTGCGACGTACCTTGGCTCTGGTGATCTCATGCAGATTGATGGCCTTGAGGAAGCAGCTGACCTTTCAAGCCGTGGCACGACGCTAACCTTCTCTGGTGTACCTAGCACCTTGGTTTCATATGCGCTGACAGAAAACTACCAAGGTCACCTCTGCACCGTGTATTGGGGCTTAAAGAGCGTGTCGGATGTTGTTGAAATTTTCAGCGGCTACATGGATCAGATGACTATTCAAGATGACGGTGAAAGCGCAGTTATCCAGCTGAAGGTTGAAAGCAGACTGATTACCTTGGAGCGTCCAAACATTCGGCGGTACACCCAAGCAAGTCACGACGCGGTTATTGCAACTGAAGGCTATTCCAACACGACCGATACGTTCTTCAAGTGGGTCACGCAACTGCAGGATAAGCAGGTACCTTGGGGTCGCGATAATGTTGATGAGCAATAAAAAAGCGACACCGAACGTCTCAAGGTAGAAAATCTTACAATTGTATGGAGGTAAGTGATCGGTGCCGCCCATAGTGAAATGTTAAGTGCATAATACATGCCAAAATCCACGCAGCCTGATCTTGCAGCACTTAACGCATACATTGCAGAGGTGCGCGATACGCCGTTCCAGTGGCATCACTTTGATTGCTTTATGTTCACAAATACGGCGTTCCAGCGCATGTATGGAGCAGGGTGGGCAGATGACTGGATCGGCAAGTATATCGCAGCCAGTGGACTTTACATGAAGCGTCAGGAGCTAAGAGATACCTTCGATGCTAAGACACTGCCAGAAGCCATAGATCGACGCCTAAAACGCATCGATTACGTGCCGCCACGCGGTGCCTTAGTCACAACAAAACACGCCCGACGTTGGGTCATAGCAGAAGCATTAGGAATAGGTATCGGGTCGTCCGCTGTCTTTGTTGGCAAAACGGGTCTGGTGCAGCTTCCAATCGAAACAATAAGCAACGCTTGGGTCAAACATGCGGCATGATTTAAATCCATATAGCGCAACTCGATATGGCCGTTGGGAGCATTCTCCGCGCATCGAAGTGGTCGCTCAGTATTTGATTGCTGCCAACGTTGCACCGTTTGTAGCATACGCGATTGCTTATATTGGGGTCACAGCTGTCACAAGTTGGGCCTTACGTGCGCTTGCACCGACACCTGAATTTGGCGCGGGCGAGACTGGTCTTTTGACCAATGCACGTGGAGCAACTACTGCGCAGCAACTGGTGTATGGTGAAGTTCGCAAGGGTGGTACGATCACCTTTATTGAATCCAACGGCACGAATAACGAATACTTGCACCAGATTATCTGCCTTGCTGGTCACGAAGTGAACGCAATCGGCGACATTTACATCAATGATCAGGTTGTAACGCTGGATAATGACGGCAATGTCACAAGTTCCGATTGGCAAGATAGCGACGGCAACAGCACCATCCTGATTCAGAAGTTCACAGGTGCCGCCAATCAGAACGTATATACAACACTTAGCGCATTAACTGATGGGCCAAGCTGGCAAGGCAAACAATCAGGTGACGACACAAACTTCCGCGGGCAGGGCATTGCCTGTATATACGTGCGTTTGAAGTTTGATCAGGATGTGTTTTCGCAGGGTGTTCCGCTGTTCACCGCCAAAGTGCAGGGAAAGAAAGTTTATGATCCACGCTCCTCAACTACTGCTTATAGTGCCAACGCTGCTCTGTGTGTGCGTGATTATCTGGTTAGCAAGTATGGACTGAATAACAGCGGAGCGGTCAACGACACATCCTTCTCTGCTGCGGCCAATACTTGTGATGAAAGCGTAACGCTATCGGGCAGTGGTACTGAAAGCAGATACGAAATCAACGGTGTGGTCAGTCTAGAAAAGTCGCCTGGCGATATTCTGGCTGATATGATGACGGCCTGCGCTGGGACTTTGTTTTGGGGCGCGGGCAATTGGCAGCTTAAAGTTGGTGAATACACGACTGCTGTTAAAACGTTTACGCTAGATGACTTCAGATCGGCCATCACACTCGATACAAAACATAGCAGAAGAGATAACTTTAACATCGTTCGCGGTACATTTGTGGATGCCAGTAGCGATTACGTCAGAGCTGATTATCCTGAAATTAAGGGATCAACTTTTATTAGCAATGACAATGGGATAGAGAGCGCAATTGATCTATCACTTCCACTAACGACATCTGGCTCAATGGCGCAACGCCTAGCCAAGATGACTTTGTTCCGTGCGCGTGAGCAAATGACGCTGACAGCAGACTTCGGAATGGAGGCATTTGAGGTTCAGGTTGGCGACATTGTTGGCATAACGAACTCTCGATATGGCTGGACGGCCAAGGAATTTGAGGTCGTTGGGTGGAAGTTTGGCAACAATGGCGACGAAGGTGAGATTGTTATTAGCCTTACGCTGCGCGAAACCTCATCTGCTGCGTTTGATTGGAATGCAGAAGAAAGCGACATTGACGGGAACGATAGTGATTTACCCAATCCAAGCGCGAACCTGACTATATCCTCACTGTCTACGTCTGGGGGTGGGCGCACCACATCAGATGGCACGTTCATAAATTCGGTGATTGTGGCGTGGACTGCTCCATCCAATCCATTCATTTCGTTTTACGAGGTCGAACACAAAGCTACAGCTGATAGCAACTACGCGGCTACGACAACATCAGAGACAAGCATTGAGCTATCGCCGCTGGTTGATGGGGTTGAGTACACGATCCGCGTTCGCGCTGTCACTATTTCGGGTGTGCGTGGTCCGTATGTCACGGCAACCTTTACTGGGGGTGGTGACACTACTGCGCCCAGTCTACCAACGTCAATCACTGCAACGGGTGGTTTTAAATACATTACAATCAATTGGACAAACCCAGCAGATGCTGACCTGAACTACGTTGAGATTTACGAAAACACCTCCAATACAAGCACAGGTGCTACAAAGGTTGGAATATCAGCAGGGGATAGTTTTACGCGTACCAACTTAGGTTTAAGCCAAACACGCTGGTACTTCCTGAAGAGTGTAGATTACTCTGGCAATGCGTCGACATTTACTTCTGGGGTTTCAGCGCAAACGACATATCTTGATGACGCCGACTTTGAAAACGGCGTGCGTCAGTTGTTTATTGATGCAGGCAAAGACATCATTGAGCCAGTGACATCACTACCAGCATCAGGCGATTACACCAATCAGCAGGTTTTCTTAACCACTACTGGTACGCTGTATTATTGGAATGGATCAAGCTGGCAAAACACAGTGGCATCCGCTGGAAGCGTAGACTTTAGCCAGCTGACAGGAACGATCTCAGCCGCGCAAATATCTGGACGTGTTGTGGCGGCGGATAACATCGTTGCAAACTCTATCGATGCTGGTGTTCTTGCAGCGAGCGGCGTCATTACCTCAGCGGCGATGATAAATGACGGTGTAATACAGAATGCAAAAATACAAAACTTAGCGGTCGAACGAGCCAAGATAGGCAATAACGCGGCAAATGAAGTTATCTCGTTTGAAAATACTGATTATAACGTGCCGACAGGAAGCACAGCTTGGAACCAATTTCAGGATAGCTTCAACACTTATGACGATACCAATACAGGCGCGTATTTTACCGAAAGTTTTACTTTAGACCATGAAGGCAATGCTAGTACCGTAGCAGATGTTATTGTTACCTGTTCCATACAAACCGCAGGTGTTTCAACTGGTGATGAAATTCTTTATCGGGGTTTGCAGATTGGTGGAAATAGCACCAGCATATCTTCCCCTTTTGATGAAGAAGAATGGCGAACAACGGGCAGGACCATTCTTTCAGGTGTCACACTGATTGCAGCCCATAGTTTTTCCAGCGCATATGATGGCACTACGCTTCGAGCAAAAATGGGTGCAACTGTGAAATATATGGATGCAACTTCGAATGGTAATCACGGCTTTAATTTTAAAGGCTTCATATGGATTAGGTATAGATGAAAAAGCTACTGAAACTTGGGCGCAATAATCAAGTTGCAGGAATATCCACCCGCAACACTAGGTCAGACGTAGTTCCTGAAGACACAATAGATATAACTGACATTGAAGTACCCGAAGATGTAAAAAGAAACCCGCAAAATTGGACGTTTGAAAACGGTGCTTTTCGTGAGTTTACAGAGCAGGAAAAGAGCAACAACGACTTCCCTGATGAAGTTTATTGGAGCAGATTAAGAGGTGAGCGAAACACGCTATTGAATGCAAGCGACTGGACGCAATCACCTGACAGCCCATTAAGCGACGAACAGAAACAACTTTGGCGCACATATAGAGCGGCTCTCCGTTCGCTGCCTGAAAACACCGCTGATCCAAGAAACCCAACTTGGCCAGCTAAACCTTAACCCAAACCACAAACAGATTTTAACAGCCGTTCAGTTTGAGCGGTTTTTTTTGTGCTTGCTGCAGAAGGAGAAATACCATGGCAACACTTAACGATCGCGTATTTGACAACGGATTGACCGTTCTAGATACGGAAGGAAATCGTATTGATGTGACTTCTCAGGAAGCAACTTCCTACACTGAAGCAACATCAACGTACACTCTAGGCAACTCAACATCGCTATCCATCGGCGCACCTGCTGATCGCTCTGGCGGTGGTCGTGAAGTTACTGTGGCAGCTATCTCTGATGGCTCTATTAGCGGCACTGGGACTGCAACGCATTATGCGATTGTGGACACATCAAACAGCCGTTTGCTTGCGACTGGTTCGCTATCAGCTTCGCAGTCTGTGACATCTGGCAACACCTTTACTCTAGCTTCGTTCACTATCGGTATTCCTGATCCGTCATAAACCGTAACAACGAAGGGGCTAGGCCATGGCTACGCTTGCAAACCGCGCAAAGATGACAACGGCGACGACAGGAACTGGCACAATAACATTGGGTTCGGCGGCAGACGGGTATCAAACCTTCTCTGCTGCTGGCATCTCTGATGGTGATACAGTTCGCTACGCCATTGAAGATGGTAACAACTGGGAAATAGGGACGGGGACTTACGCAGCCTCTGGAACTACGCTTACGCGCTCTGTCACAGAAAGCAGTAATTCAGGATCGGCAATCAGCCTGTCTGGTGATGCAATTGTTTTTCTCACGATAGCTGCGCAGGATTTCAGTCCAACGGTTACTCTATCTGGTGACGCATCAGGTTCGGCAACGCTGACAGACTTAGGCGACGCCACGCTTACAGTAACGATTGCCGACGATAGTCACAGCCATGTCATCGGAAATGTTGATGGTTTACAAACTGCGCTCGACGCGAAACAAGACAGCGCAACGGCTCTGACTACAAGTACAACGTTTAGTGGTGATGTCAGCGGGACTTACAATGCAATTGTTATTGCCGATGACAGTCACAATCACACAATTGCAAATGTCGACGGCTTACAAACTGCGCTGGATGCAAAAGCACCGACTGCAAGTCCGACGTTTACAGGGACAGTCACTTTCCCAACGGGTCAGACATTTGACGGTCGTGACGTAAGCGCGGACGGTGCAAAGCTGGATGGCATCGAAAGTGGGGCCACGGCAGACCAAACAAAGGCAGACATCGATGCGCTGGGGATTGCTGCAAGCACAGCGGCAACTCTGGCGACTACGAGGAACATTGCTCTGACTGGTGCTGTTACTGGCAACGTAAACTTTGATGGTTCTGGAAACGTCAGTATATCCACGACAGCAACGTCTGATCCGACACTCACGCTCTCGGGCGATGCGTCTGGGTCTGCGACCTTTACAAATCTTGGAAACGCAACACTTGCAGTCACAATCGCCGACGACAGCCACAACCATGTCATCAGTAATATCGACGGTTTGCAGACAGCCTTAGACGGAAAGTTTTCCACCGCTGGTGGTGCGTTGAGCGGCGATCTCACAGTGAGCGGTGGTGACATCATTTTAGGCGGCACGGGGCGTATTCAGGGCATCGACACAGTGACGGATGCAACTGACGCAACCAGCAAATCATACGTTGACACGGCAGTCGCTGGGGCGGGTGGCGGCGGCGGCATCTTTAGCGCATTTGGATAGAAGGACGAAGAAATGCCACAAGCTATAAAACACTTTAATGGTTTAGCATCGTCAAGTACGACGACCGTTTACACATGCCCAACCGATACAATCGCAATTATTGTTCCAGCTATCACGATCGGTTCGTCTGGTAATGGAAAATGCTGTTTTGGCTGGAATAGTTCGACAAACGCAGCGGCAACGACAGGAAATTTGATGTACAAAGACTTGGACTATGGAATTACCTATTTAGTCTCAGCAGTTGACAAATATCATGTACAAGTCGCGTGCAACACCAGCACTCAGTCATATGTATACTTTTCGCCTAATCATACATCCTCTATTGATGCTGCTTACTATTCTTTGCAAATGCCGTATAGCAACAGCGGGGCAAACGCTAACCCAAAAGTTACTGGATTTTATACGCCAAACACCAATGCAACCAGCGGGACCGATAGCTATTGGTTGGCGAGAAATTTTCAAACTGGACCTTGGACAATGTCGGCGAGTGATAAATTAACAATTTTCGCTCAAAGCGCTTTTGTTCAGTACAATTTTTTGATTATCGAAGAAGCGGTTTAAGGGGGGCAATATGTCAGCTAATTTCCATATCACAATCGACGCAGACAATCGTGTCGTCGGATATAATCACTCCGCAAACATCAACGCAAAAACACCGCGCGAGGATAATCAAGTTTTTCTCACCGCGTTCGATCCAGATAACATGTTCAAAATTTATGATGCTGAGGCTGGGACGTTCACTGCGGACGCTGAAACAGACAGCTTGCGTAACCCTACGCCACCAGAGCCAACACCTACAGAATAAGGGGTAATTAACCCATGTTAGGATTTGCGCCGCTTACAGCGACAACCCTGACGGATGATGGTGTCGTTTATGAACTTGGTGCATCCAATATAGTAACGGGCGCACCCGCCTTAGCTTCGCCAGCAATCAATCAGGAACACGCGCTAACCGCTACGGCGATTGCTACAGGCAACCCAGTCGTCAACAACTGTAACATGGCGGAGCGTGAAACGTTCACAGTTGCGGACATGTCTGCTGGCGAACCCAGCGTTGCAAGCACAGCAATCAGTCAGGAACATGATCTCGCTGGGGTAGGGATAGCCACTGGTTCTCCAAGCCTAGCAACGCCAGAGATTGACCAAGAGCATGACCTAACGGCGTCTGCGATTGTGCTGGGTGCGCCGAGTGTAGCCAATACAACGATAGACCAACAACACGCACTTACAGCTACAGCCATAGCTACAGGCGCGCCGTCCATAGCATCGTCTGCAATGTCTGAGGACGAAACCTTTACGACTGATGCTATTGTAACGGGTGCGCCTTCTGTTGCCTCTGTCGCGATGTTGGAAGATGAAACCTTTGCCGCTGATAGCATCCTGAGTGGATCACCAGTCATTGGTGCACCTGTTGTTGAGCAAGTGGATATTCTATCGGCTGATGACATTACCACTGGTGCGCCAAGCGTTCCATCCGTAACCTTTGATCAGACGCATATCATTACACCGACCAGTATCTCGACTGGAGCCGCGTTTTCGAACGATGCGAACATGGCAGAGGACGAAACCTTTGTTGCGGATAGTATCGTTGCGGGTGCCTTTGTTGTTGCTTCGGCAAGGATGTCAGAGGATGAAACCTTTGCTGCAGTCAGTATCGCGACAGGCAACCCCGTTGTTCAGACTGTAGATGCAACCACAATTTCCGCGCTAACAGCTGCAAACATCAACGCTGGCGTTCCAGTAATTGATGACACCTCATTTGGTCAGACGCATACATTTGAGCCACCAGTGGTTGCGACGGGTATACCTGTTCTTGAAACGGCTGACTTAGATGAAGAGCATATCCTAGGCGCAGATGATTGTGAGGCAGATGCGCCTGTTTGCGGTATTGCAGTCATCGATGTCACGAAAAACTTTGATGCCGATAACATCTTAACTGGCTCACCAAGTGTTCCAGACATTCCCTATGGCGCAGCGTTCCTACGCTATGTGCAGATTGAAGCAATCTCCTCAAACATTGTTGAAGTAACCTCGTTTAACAAAGCGGTGTAAAATGACCTTCTATATAAAACAAAACGACACGTCTCCCGCGATGCTGGCGACGCTCAAGGATGGTGACGGTACGCTCATTGAGTTATCGGGTGCCACGGTGCGGTTTTACATGCGCCCACTAGGTTCGGCAACGACAAGCGTGGATGCAGCGGCTTCGGTCTATGACTACGATGCGGGGCAGGTGAGCTACGCGTGGTCGGCATCAGATACCGCGACTGCTGGGCTGTATGAGGCTGAGTTTGAAGTCACCAATACCGACGGCACAATC